AGGACCCGAGCGACAACGAGGTCATCGCCGATCTCGACGACGACGTGGTGTTCCTCCACCGCAGCATCAAGACGATGACGCCCGAGCGCGTCGAGGAGCTGCGCCGCCGCTTCGAGTGGACCGTCACGCAGGAGAGCTTCGCCAAGGCCCGCGACATGACGCCGAAGGACGACGTCGCGCGCTTCTACAAGCTCGTCTTCGTGCGCACCCACGCCCGCGACTGCCGCCCCGACGGCACGCACCCGGCGCAGCAGCACCTCGGCTCGACGACCAACCCCGAGAAGTACCTCAAGGCCGCCGAGCGCCTGAAGGACGTGAGCATCCTGCGGCAGGACTACCGAAAGACGCTCGAGGCCTACGACAGCAAGGACACGTTCTTCTTCATCGACCCGCCGTACCCCGGTGAGTGGTTCGACAAGGACAAGGTCATCGACCTCGGTGAGTTCATCGATGCGCTCGCGAAGGTCGAGGGCAGGTTCATCGCGGTCCTCAACCCGACCCCGGAGAACGTCGCCGCCTTCAAGAAGGTCGGGCACGTCTTCCGGCTCAAGGTGCGCGAGGCCTCTGGGCGGGGCGGTGCCAAGCACGCCATGCGCCTCTTCGTCGCCAACTTCCCGGTGCGCAAGGCTGCGGACTTCGAGCTCGTCGCCAAGTGCGAGCACCTGCCGATCGACCCGAGCGTCGATGAGCTGGTCTTCGACAAGCCCTCGCGCCTGGTGAAGGGCGTCGACCCGAACGACGAGCGCTTCGTGCTGGGCATCGTGCTCGAGCCGGAGGTGGTCGACGCTCAGGGCGACATCTACTCGGCCGAGGAGATCCGCGCCGCCGCCCACCGCTTCATGGAGGACTTCGGCGGGCTCGGGCTCATGCACCGCCTCCGTGTCAACGGCCAGGTGAAGGTGCTGGAGAGCTATCTCGCGCCCACCGACTTCATCATCGGCGAGCTCGCGGTCCGCAAGGGCACGTGGCTCCTCGCGGTGCGCGTGTTCTCCGACGAGCTGTGGGAGCGCGTGAAGTCGGGCGACCTGACGGGCTTCTCCATCGGCGGCTCGGCACGTCGCGTACCCGAGCCCGCACCTGTTCCGACGTCGGAGCAGGCCCCCGACGACACCGCCACCCACCAGCCGGAGGCCGCCGCATGACGACCGAAATGCACAAGGCGGACGGCGTGCATCGCCTCGTCGACATGGTCGTCGAGGAGGTCTCGCTCGTCGACCGCGCCGCCAACAAGCACCGCTTTCTCATCGTGAAGAGGGACGAAGCCATGGACGACGACAAGCCCCAGAACCCCACCCCGGCCGAGCCGTCGCCGCCCGCTGCGCCCACGGCGAAGCTCGACGACAACTCGGCGCTGAACGCCGCCCTCGCAGCTCTCGAGAGCCTGACGGGGCTCGTCGAGCTGCTCGGCGAGCTCGGCGCAGACCAGGCCGACGCGCGGCTCGCCGGGCTCGCCGAGGAGCTGCGCAGCGTCGCCATGCAGCTCCTCGAGCGCACGGACGGAGATGGAGTGAACGAGACCGACGAGGTCGTCGAGGCTCGCGTGAAGAGCGAGCCCGCGACGTTCGCGGCCAACGTCACCGCCGCGAAGCAGGCGCTCGCACGGCTCGGGGAGCTGGCGAAGCAGGTGCCTGCGAAGACCGACAGGCCCGCCGAGCCGAAGCCCGATCCCGCCCCGGCGGCGAAAGCGGTCGCTTCCGACGTGAACGAGTCGCTCGCGAAGCTCGCCGACTCCTTCCGCGCGCTGTCGGAGACCGTGAAGGAGCAGCAGCAGCGGCTCGGGCGCGTCGAGAAGCAGTTCGGACTGCCCAACAGCGCGGCGTCCGCCGAGCGCGTCTCGAAGGCCACCGTCGAGGACGTGGGATGGCCGCTCGATCTCAACAAGCCCAAGGACCGGGAGAGCGTCGACAAGGCGATCTCCTTCCACGACCTCTGAACCCCGCCGGAAGGAGACCCTCATGAGCCACCTCAGCAACCGTTCCATCCTGGAGAAAGCCGACCTCGCGCTCGCCGACCTGACGGCGGGAGGCGGTCTGCTCCAGCCCGCGCAGGCCCAGAAGTTCATGCGCCTGCTCATCAAGCAGTCCGTCCTCCTGCAGCTCGCGACCGTCGTCCCGATGGCCTCGCCGAAGCAGCAGATCTCGAAGATCAAGTTCGGCGCGCGCGTGCTGCGCCCGGGCCAGGAGGGCACCGCGCTCGGCGCCGTCGATCGCGTGAAGCCCGACCTCTCCGACGTCGAGCTCGACGCCAAGCTGTTCAAGGCCGAGGTGCGCCTCTCCGACGAGGTGCTCGAGGACAGCATCGAGCGCGGCGAGCTGCGCCAGACCATCATGGAGATGCTGGCCGACGCCATCGCGCGCGACATGGAGGACGTTGCCATCAACGGCGACACGGCCTCCGTCGACCCGTTCCTCGCGACGATGGACGGCATCCTCAAGCAGGCGACGAGCAACGTCGTCGACGCCGCGGGCACGCCGATCACGAAGGACCTGCTCCGCGACATGCTGAAGACGCTGCCGAGCGAGTACCTGCGCGACAAGAAGGCGATGCGCTTCCTGTCGAGCGTCGACGCGGACCTCGGCTACCGCAACACGCTGGCCGACCGCGCCACCGTCGCGGGCGACCGCTTCCTCGAGGACGACACGCCGGTGCTCTACTCGGGCGTGCCGCTGCAGCCCATTCCGCTCTTCCCCGAGAACCTCGGCGTGGGCGGCGACCAGACGGCCATCGTGCTGTGCAACCCGAAGAACGTCCACGTCGGCATCTGGCGAAACATCCGCTTCGAGTCCGACCGCGACATCTCGGAGGGCACGCTGAAGATCGTCGCAACCCTCCGCTTCGACGTGAAGTTCGCCGAGGAGCCGGGCGTGGCCAAGGCCATCAACGTGCAGCTCTGAGCTGAGGAGAACGAGACATGACCGACACTCTGCTGGTTCGCCTCAAGCCCTATGACCCGCGACGTGGCTTCGTGCTGCGTCGCTTCACGTACGCCGGCATCCGCTTCCAGGACGAGCGGGGCTGGTACCGCGTCGAGCGCAAGGTCGGCGAGCACCTGCGTGCGGTGCGCACGGTGCCCACCGACAAGTACGCGCCGCTGGCGTTCGACGTCTGCACCGAGGCTGAGGCCAAGGCGCTCGACGCGGGCGAGAGCGAGGCGGCGAAGGTCAAGCGAAACGCCACCGACGACCTCAAGGTCACGACCGCGCGCGGCACCGTCACGACCGACGACCTGCCGAAGAACACGCCTCCCGTTTCCGCGCCGCCGACCGCGAAGGACGACGACGCGGGCAGCAAGCGCGGCAAGCGCGAGCGAGAGTGACGTGTACGCCTCGGTGGCCGACCTGCGCGCCGAGGGCGTGACGGCGGCCGAGGCGAGCGACGCCCGCCTCGAGCTGCTGCTCGCCGAAGCCTCGAGCCTCATCGACCGCGTGACCGGCTGGTTCTTCGAACCACGCCTGGTGACGCTGCATGTCTCCGGGCGCGGCGCGCCGAGCATCGAGCTGCCCGTGCCGCCGATCCGCGTCGACCGGCTCGTACTCGGCAGCCTGGAGCTATCGCTCGACCCGAGCGCGCTGCTCATCGTCGGCGCGCCCGTCCAGCCTGGCTTCGACGGCCCGCGCTTCACGCGCCGCCACGGGCGCACGTTCCCACGCGGGCACGGCAACGTGGTCGCCGAGGGGCTCTGGGGCTTCACCGAGGACGACGGGACGCCCACGGGGCGCACGCCGCCCGCGATCCGCCGCGCGACGATGCTCCTCGTCCTGCGCTCGATGGCGCCGCTCGCCGACGACGCCTCGTTCGAGGCGCGCAGCCGCTGGCGCATCATCGAGGAGCGGACGCGCGACCAGAGCTACCGGCTCGACCCCTCGAAGGCTTCAGCGTCGGCGAGCCTCACCGGCGACCCGGAGATCGATGCGCTCCTTGCGCTCTACGTGAGGCCCACTCCCCTCGGAGCGGCGTGATGCGCGGTCGACTCATCTTCCCGTTCATCGCGGAGCTGCATCGCCTCGACACGCAGGCGATGGCGCCCGACTACGATGAGGACTTCAAGGAGCCTGTCCTCGTCGACTCCGACGACGATGGCGTTGGTGAGCCCTTTCGTCGCGAGCATCCGCCGGTGCGCGTCCCCTGCCAGGTGGAGCCGGAGGCTTTTGAAGCCTTGCGCATGGCGACGTCCGGGAACACGCCCAGGTCGAGCTTCGACCTGATCTTCCACTTCAGGGATCTCGAGCAGCTCGGCCTCGTCGACGCCGCCTCGGGCGACGCCCTGATTCGGCCGAGCGACAGGCTGGGCGCGCTCTACGCGCGCGACGGCCAGCTCGTGCAGGCCGTGCGCACGCCTCCCGGCCTCTACGTGACCGAGGCGCGTCCCATCGGCTTCGGGCTCCACCGGCGTCGGCCCAGCCGCAACCTGCTGCTCGTTTCCTTCCAGGACCGCGCAGCCGCACGGAGTGGAACATGATGCGAGCCCTCATCTTCAGCGCCCTGGCCGTCCTGTGCCTCGGGGCGCACTGCCGACCCATCGACGGCTGCGTCCGGGGCGCCACGCGCTGCAGCAGCAACACCGCCGAGATCTGCGACGCGGACGGCAGCTACCACGAGCTCGCCGACTGCGACGACGTGAGCGAGCGGAGCGGCGTGCCCTTCGTCTGCGCGTACGTCGACGAGACGACCGAGGACGGCCACATCACCGGGCACACCTGCGTGCCCGCGAGCGAGGCCGATGCGGCGGCCGGAGGTGGGCGATGAAGGGCTACCTCCAGTCGCTGCCGGTGGTCGGCAAGATCTTCCTCGACGTGCAGCCCGAGGAGGTCTGGGCGTTCTGGCGCTTCATGCAGGACC